AATCGCACTAGCCATGGTTGCAGCCATGACTTTGGGCACAATGGTAGCAACACCTGCAAGTGCTAACACCATGTCAGTTGTAGCATCCACATGGAATGCTGCAAAAACAGGTGGCGCAGGGTACGACACTCCAGCAACTGCTGGAACAGCGCTAACGACTGCAATCGTACGTCCAGTACCTGCAGACAACACTGTTGACAATACAGACGTTGTTCAGATCGTGGCAACAGTAGTAGCAGGAACATCAGTTACTGCGACTTCAACAAATGCAACAATCGTATCTGCACTACACTCAACTGCTGCACCAGTAGGAGCAACATCAGGATCATCATCTTTGACAGTTGCAACTGGTACAGGAACAACAGCAACATTTTATGTCTACACAAAGACAACAGCAATTGGAACAATTGTAATTACAAATGGCCCAGTAACTTTGACATACTATGTTCAAGGTACTGCTGGTCTTATTAATAATCTAACAGTTTCTGCTCCTGCTACAGGCGCTGCAGGAACAAGACAAGATATTACAGTATCTGCAACAGATGTATTTGGCAACAAGGTGTCTGGTAAGTCAATTACTGCAACAGTGTTTGCTGCTACAGCAGTTATGGATACAGCAACAGCAACAACTGGTGCAACTCTTTCAGACTTTGGAGTTGCAACATTTAAGGCAACGCTTCCAGCTGCTGGAACACGATCACTAATCACATTTAGTCCAACAACTGCTGGAGATGCAACCACTACCGATGTAGTTGGTCTACCTGCTCGTGTACTAGCGCCATTCGCAGAGATTGCAGTTCGTGATCTAGTATCAGAACTTGCTGCTGAGAAGGCTGCAAAAGATGCAGCACTCGCCGCTAAGGCTGTATCAGATGCTGCAGTTGTAAAGGCTGCTGCGGATGCAGTTGCTGCTAAGGCTGCTTCAGATGCTGCTCTTGCAAAGGCTGCTGCAGATGCAGTGGCTGCCAAGACTGCCTCAGATAAAGCACTTGCAGATGCAAAGACTGCTTCAGATGCAGCACTTGCTGCTGAGAAGGCTGCTTCTGCTAAGGCACTTGCTGATGCAAAGACTGCACACGATGCAGTTGTCCTTGCTAAGGATGCAACTATTGCTAAGCTGACAGCAGACAATGCTAAAGCACTTGCTTCTTTAAAGAAGTCATTCAATGCACTCGCTACAAAGTGGAATGCAAAGAATCCAAAAGCTAAGGTAACCCTAGTTAAGTAATTTTTTAAGGGCAGTGGGAAACCACTGCCCTTAATTAGGGAAACTAATATGAATTTACTTTTAGAATTTAAAAAAGCAGCCATAAATGAAGAAGCTGTTTTGATTAAAGATTATTTTAAAACAGAATTTACTTGGCAAAATGTTTTAGATTTTGTATACGATCAAACAAAAATAAATAACCCCGACCTGGAATCAAAAAATAAGGAACAGGGCCCAGGCGTAGACACATACGGTAATATTCTAGCCCAAAAACCTATGTGGCTTGCTCCTCAAACTGGATTAGTTTGGGAACATTTTCCTGAAATGAAAGATTTTTTAGTTAAGATAAATAAAGAATCAGGTTTTAATGCAGACTTTTCAAATTGTAATTATTATAAAGAATGGGATGCCAGAGGATGTACCTGCGGAGCTTTGTGGCACACAGAAGGCATAAAAGTTTCATTGGGAGAAAAATCTGTAGGAGAGCATAGCGACCCTTGGCCAGCTTGCTACCTTCAATCAATTGGTACTTCTTTTTGGGAAATAAAAGGAAAAAACTCAACAACAACTTATGAGTTAAAAGAGGGAGACCTATTGTTTTTCCCTAAAAAAACAACACATCGTGTTTGGGCCCCTGGCCCAAGGACAGGTTTTCTAGTAAATGCTGATAGAAATAATCCTATTGCGGATGATCTTTAATAATGGTACAATTAAATAATGAATGGGATCACTTTCACGTAATACAAAAAAAAGTTTTAGGTGAATTGATTAAAGATATGGAAAGTTTAGAAATACCGCCAGACTGGAGACCAAGAGAGGTCTTGAGTTTAGTAATTAGAAAATTAAAAGAAAAAGAGGAATCATGTTAAAGAATTTAAAAAATTGGTTAGGATTCAATTCAGTTGAATCTCAGGTTGAAGCCATGCTAGAAGAAATTAAGACTTCGGCTAAGAAGGCACCAGCCAAGAAGGCACCAGCCAAGAAGGCACCAGCCAAGAAGGCACCAGCAAAGAAGGCACCAGCCAAGAAGGCACCAGCCAAGAAATCGGCGGGATCAAAGGGTAACTCAGTAGCATGATCGACCCAAAGAAGAAAAGTCTATACAAATCAATCACATGGCCATTTGTACATGTATTCTTTGTAGGTGGATTACTTTATATTGTAACTAAGCTTCTCACAGGAGAAGCTGAATGGGAGTATATTGGCATTGGGGCAATTTCATATTTGCTTGTAGAGATGTCATTTTATTATATTCATGAAAAAATCTGGGAAAAGATTAAGGCTAAGTAATTAAATTAATGACCGATTTAGATAAATGTGAAATTAAAGATTGTTTTGAAGAAGCAAAATATATAACTTCTACAGAAACCAAAATGATTCAAGTATGTAAGACCTGTTATAATAAAATTTATAAAAGGTAATCGTAAAAGGAAAAAAATGGAAAAGCTAATCAATCTATTGAAGACCTTCCAAGCTAACTCGGTTGTTTATACAAACCTTGTAAGAGGGTTCTTCTGGAATACAGAATCTGTATTGATGCGTCAATCACGAATTGTCTATGAGGATATCTATTTAGACTCTGAAGATGGCGTACACAACACCTCAACATGGCTTCGCCGATTAGGCGGAGAAGCGCCTTACACCCTAGAAGAGTATGCATCCAACCAAACTCTAGGAAATGTTAAGCCAGATACATACTGTGGCGTGGAAATGGCAATTCACTTAGTTCCAATTAATAAGAAGATGATCGAAGAGATTAAAAATCTTATCTCTGTTGCAAATGAAAACAAAGAGTACGGACTATCATCATATCTATCTGAACGACTTTCAGCCCATCAAGAATGGAACTGGTTCTTGGAGTCAAGCCTAAAGCTTCCTCCTAACCCATGGAAGTCACTAAAAGACTAAGTTGTCACAATACAAGATCAGCGCAGTACAAATAGATGTAAACGGTCTATGTAATGCTGGATGTTGGTTTTGCCCAGTTTCTTATGAAGGAAACCCAAAATCTGCTATTAGAGATATGGAGTTGGGGGAGTTAGAAAATATACTCTCTCAACTTCATAATGGCAAAAGTGATTTTGTAGACCCTAATCTAAAAAACATTTATACAGCTAATTACAACGAAGTGCTATTGTATAAAAACTTTGAAGAGATGTTTGATTTGTATAGAAAATATAACTTTACAATAAACATACTTACAAATGGTACTCCACTTACCAAGAAAAAAGTTGATATAATTAAAAAAAATATCGATGTGATTGGTGGAATTCTTTTAAATATACCATCTGGAGATAAAACCAGATGGTCTAAGTATGTAAATTTAAATGAAAAAATGTTTGATAAAATGGTAGATAATGTTTTATATGCTGCAGAAGAACTAAATGAATTAGTTTTAGAAAATAGATTTTTTTTAATGGTTAATGGTCTAAATAATAATTCATTAGTTGAAAATGGTGGGTGGTTAGACATACTTCCTGGGGCCCCAGATTTAAATTTAGATGTAGAGTCTGGAGATTTAGCTCAAGAGGTTAAGCTATTAAAATCTATATTTCCTTCAATTGAAGTTTTCCCAGCCCACCATTTATACGACAGAGCAGGCCACCTTGCTGATTCAGGAATAATTGATCAGACTTCAGCTATTAATAAATATTTGGCGGGAGAAGGCAAGAAGGTAATAGGATGCAATGGTGGATTAGGCGTAAGAAGCAGAACTAATGAGTGGATACATATTAACCCAAATGGTGACTTATTTATCTGCTGTGCTGATTTTGATTTTAAGACAGTGTACGGAAATTCTAATAAATCTACAATTAAAGATATATGGTTTAGCAAAGAGAGAACAAGCATGATAGAAGACTCATACTCTAATATGTGTACCAAGTGCTCAGCGGCCATCTGGGGCTAGCGCAGATGTGTTGGATATGCGGATGTGCAGACCACGTGGGTCTTGGCAATGAGAGGCCCACAGAGGCAGAGGTTGATCCTAATCAACTAAATGATATAATAGATTCATAAGTGGAATACTAGTCCCGCTTAAATAAATAACCTATAGGAGCAATAACATGTCAGACGGAAAAGATTTAAACGGATTTACATCACCAAAAGTAAACGATTCAACAGTATGGGGTAACAACGAGCAGTACGCAGCTGACCCAAAGGCAGCATTCCCATCAACAGACGTTTCAAACCAAGCGCAGGCTCAGGGTCCAAAGTAATATGTGCTTTGAATGCGGTTGCGAAAGCGTAGGAAGCGAAACTGGAATTAAAGAAGTTAATATCCAGGATGTATCAGATCAAAGGGATCAATAATGTGTAAAGATTGTGCATGCGGTAAAGACGAGCAAATTCAGTATGAATCAGCTCCATCACCAGCTAACAATAATGTTGTAACTATCTCACAAATTAAGGGAGCGTAGTGTCAGAAAACGTTGTAAGCTCTGGAGAAGCAACAAAAAAGAATCCTTCTCAGGGTAAATTTAAATCTGGCGTACAGCCTAAAAGACCTCCAATGAAAATCGATGTCAACAAGCACGGTATTAGAAGAGAAACACCAGCTGTTCCTCAAGCACCTAGAAAAACTGGAAGAAAGAAAGTATAATGCCTCCAAAAAAATTTGGCAGGCAAGTACCTTTTAACGACACGATTATTCGTGATGGTAAAATTGTGAGATTAAGAAAAGACGGTAGAATAAAAGCTATCGTAGGAGATTACTCTCCAAAACATCCAAAGAAATAGACTATCTATTATCTTTCTAAAGGTAGGAACTATCAATTGATTATAAATGGTAAAGAGATTGAGGTAGAAAAACTTCATGAAAAAGTTTGGGTATTTAAAAATGCCCTAAGTAACTCTAAAGAGATGCTAGAATATTACCTAAGTAACCATGAAGATAAATCAATTCCTTGGTATACGTTTGGTTTTCATATAATAATACCAACATCTAGAGGATACTTTGAATCATTTCCCAGCAAAGATGATTGGCAAAAGTTTATGGATGAAAATTTTTCTGATAAAGAAATTGGAATTACAAATAATGAGTACGTTAAAGATTTGTTTAAAGTGTTTCATGAATCTTCAGTTCAGTACTTTGGCTCAGTTAAAGTGGATTACGATAACTGGTGCTGGGATTCGGTTGATATAGCTTACTATAAAGACGGAATGGGAGTTAACGATTTCCAGGGCATGAACTACCACACTGATTTCCAAGAAGAAAGAAGAGAAGATCCTGGCCTAAAGTTTGGAACAACATGCTTATTCTATTTGAATGATGATTATGAAGATGGTGGAGTAAACATCATAGAGCTAAGTGATGATAAGGAAGATCTACTTAGTCACGTATACTACAAGCCAAATGCTGGTGACTTAATAATGTTCCCTTCTGGTCACCCTTTTTACCATAGCCCAATGATTGCTAAGGGCGGATCTAAAGCGCTAATTAGAGCTTACTGGAGATACGAGTACCCAGGATCAGAAGCCTGGCATTCTGAAAAAGCTCAACACTCTGAAGAAGAGTGGACAGAAATTCTTCGTGAAAGACACAAGGAAGGCTCTTATAATCAAGGAAGGAGCCTTAATAAGTGGAACGAGAAAATAATCGAGAACGGCTGGAACAAGAACTTAATCAAGAAGGAAGTCTAAAGCAGCTATATTTTTTGCACATACCAAAAACTGCTGGTAAATATGTATCTGCAAATATAAAGAAATCTTTAGATAAAAATAATATACCTTACTATATAAGTACACACTATCCAAACAATAAAAATTTTGTTAACAAGGCTTACATATCTATGCATGCTGGTACCTATCCAATTGATCTAATAGACTCTTTAGATGTTGCTGTTGTAGTAAGACACCCAGTTGAAGCTAGACTAAGCTATTTTAATTTTATATATAATCGTGCTCTTTTTTTAAGAGATGAGTATATTGAAAGAAAGTCCACGCTGGAAAAATTAAGATACTATCTTTTTGAAGATCCAAATTTTAAGCTACACAATAACTATCAATCCAGGTTTATTTGCAATTCAGCTGATGAGCGTTCATTTGATCCTAGAAGCTTTTACACAAAAAATCATGAAGAAATGATGGATCCATTTTTTAAAAAGGGAGAGGCGTTTACTTGGTTTGTTGGAAACGAAAAAACTTCTCAAGAAAATGCAATGGAGGCGATAAAAAAGTTTAAAATTGTAAACTCTTTAGACAATATTGCTATGTTTGAAAAAAATATCAGCGATTGGTTTAATAATAACTATCAAATAGAGGTAGAGTTTGACCAAAACAATATTATAAACTACGGATCTTTTTCATACGGAGATGAGAAAAACATTACTACTGAGTACCTAATGTCTCTTATATCTGAAGAAGACGCTGAATTGATTATAAAGAATAACAACATTGATTACTTTATTTATAACTATGTTAGGGATAATGAGACAAATGGCATTTCTTAGAGGAGATCTAACTCCAAAAAAAGAATTAGAAGATTTTAATTTTAGATTTAATAAAACTTATGATGTAGTTCATATTGAAGATGCCTTACAAAAATTTAGCTCTGAATGGCTAATTGATCAGAATAGGCAAAATGTGGTTTACGCAGGCAGAGCAAATCCACACGCACACACACAAACATTTATAGTACAAGACCACAGCCTACAGTGGGACTTTGGAACAAAAATAGATACAGTCATTAAGGATCAAAACATTTTTGACTTAGTGTCACCTATAGTAAAAGATCTAGAGTCAATCTACGGCGGCACTTCTGGAAGAGTCCTTCTAATTAAGCTTGAATCTAATAAGGATGTTCCAGAGCATACCGATAAAGGAGATTACCTATCTACTGTAAAGAGATTCCATATACCGATTATAACAAATGATAGTGTTTATTATACTGTTAATGGAGAAAAAATTAACATGAAGTGCGGGGAATGTTGGGAGATAAATAACTTAAAGCCACATTCTGTTTTAAATGATAGCAGCATAGACAGAGTTCATTTATTAATAGACATATTCCCAGATTCAGTTAATCAATGAAAGATATAAAATTAATTAACAACTTTATATCTGAGGAAGACTCTTTGTTTTTAATAGACTGGATTAATAAAAATTCGGATGATGATTTAAAGTTTAAAAGTAGAGTTGGCATAGCAGTAAATAAAGGATTGGCATCTAGAGCAATATTCCCAGACCAGAAGCCACCGTATTTGTTTAAAGATCTAGAGCCAATTATAAATAAGTATTCTAAAAAATTTATAGACACTGTTAAATCAGAATATAAAATAGATCAAGATTTATATTTTTATGGAGTTTCTATAACAAAACTATCAAAAGATATACAGCTTAGAATACATCAGGACGTCCACAACGATTTCTCATCTTTAGTTTGGAGCTGTGTTATATACCTTAACGATAATTATTCAGACGGAGAAGTTGTTTTCTTGGAGAGCTTTGACGAAGCTGATTTTGAAGAATCTCCACATGCAGCGCGGTACGGTGATACATTTTATTTATATAAAGATGGCGCAGGCGGTCTTGTGTGCAAGCCAAGAGCCTTGGACGCATTTGTTTTCCCAGCCGATCAGTGGCACGGTGGCAGGATGATATCAGACGGAACTAAGTATGCTGTAATTCTATGGCTTGTTAAAGAAAAGGAATATGAATTTAAAGGTTTTGATTCTAGAGAAGTATTAAAAAATATATATAAGGATTGACAGCTTTACTTATAGTGCTGTATAATATAGATATGAATAACTTTATTATATTTGCCGCAGCTATATTTGCAGTGTGTGTTTACATGGGAATAAAACTTTATAGAGAAATGTCTGTAATTTTAGATGCAAAAAGAATACAAGAGCAGTTCAAAAAGGATAGCTTTTGGGAAACACAAGAATCTTTTGAGGAGTAATAACAAATGATTAAACCATTTGGCAACTTGTTGTTAGTAAAAGAAGATAAAGTTGAGGACAGAACCACAACGTCTGGCATAGTTCTTATGGCATCATTAAGTGAATCTAACCTTAGAACTGGTAAGATTGTAGAAATGGGAAACGGAGAATATAACTATAAAGGCGAGCTCATTCCTATAACGGGCCTCAATGTTAATGATATAGTTTATTACAACCAAAATAGCGGAACAGATATTGAAGATACAGATGGAGAAAAGTACTTACTTTTAAATACAAAAAGTGTGCTTGCAATAAAAGGATAAGTGTTGCGTAAACAATTTAAGTTTAAAACAATTTTAAAATCTGTCAATTTAACTGTTAAAACTAAGTGTCCAGAAAAGTGGCTTCTTGTGGATAGAGAAACTGGTCAGGTTTACCAGGGAAGCGAAAAAGGACATTGGGACAGACTTGATCCAGTGATTAAAGACGCAATAAACAAAGAAATGCTATAATTAATTCATGACTACTCCAATAATTCACGATATGCCTGGTGGCGTAATATACATTGAGAATGCATTTCCTAAATCTAAAGAGTTTTTAGATTTTGTGGAATCAAATGATCAAAACCCTGAAATTTTAAAAGTTTTCCCTTCATGGAGCACATGGATTAACGGCTATCCAGTTAGCTTAGACGAAAATGATTTGACAAAATGGGAACAGATATTTCCAGACAACGAAGGAGCCTTAGCAGGAGTTGCTAAGATGTTAGACTGGGACCTTTCTTATAATGAAGACAATCAATATTGGCCCCGCAAAGATATTTCTAATTATGCTCAAGAAAGCAAAGCTCATCAATTGGCATTGCCAGCTATCAAAATGATAGAAGATGATTATATTAACGCTTTAAAAATTTGGTCAGAAAAGACAAACAATGATCTACCGCATCACATAACCAGAAACTACTGTATTAGAAAGTATAGAATTGGTGGTTTCATGGGGCCACACATAGACAGAAACATTTTAAACCCAAAAAATTCGATGGACTGGACGTCTCTCATATATTTAAATGATGACTACGAAGGCGGAGAACTAGTGTTTGATCAGCTAGGATATTCAATAAAGCCTTCAGCTGGGAGCATAGTTTTTCTTCCATGCTTGGTTTCTCATGAAGTTAGTGAAGTGATTTCTGGAAACAAAACTTATATATTTTTGTTTATGCATACTGGAACAGGAATAACTTCAGCTCTTGGAGAGCCTTACCAAAATATGGAAGAAAAGCTAATAAGTTTTAATAACAATAATACTATTGACAACATTTAGTTCATATTATATAATGAACTATAATGATAAATAAAATAATTTGTCGCATCAAGGGACACATTCTCGTAGCAGCAGGCTCATGCCCATATACAGGATCAACTTATCAGTACTGCGAGAGATGCAGATTAATGATACCAATTCAGGCGGCGCAATGAAAGAGCCTAAGATAATGAAAATGGACTGGCGTCCTTTAGGATATTGGCCAGTATATAAAGATGGAAAGCTTACATGGGAAAAGGATCCAAAAGATGATTGAATGGATAGCAAGGCGCATATTTAGCTGGACTAATCTCAGAGAATATATTTTTGATGAAGTTCACCTTTACGATCATCTAGATACAATTGTTAATGACCCAGAAGGAATGAAGATTGCATCATCTAGCTGGATGGAAGGCGACATGTGGTATGGCTGGAACTACGATAGTAACGCCAAGCGTTACTATTTTGATGACATTGGCAATAAGTCTCTCATTGGATTGTGGGAAGATCAATGGTTAAAAAGGGCAGATGCCTAAACATTGGGAGGATAAATCTCAATGGATCACCAGCTGTCCAATATGCTATTGTGCAGTAACACATCAACTAAGAGATTATCATATTCAGTATCATGAAAATCAAATAAGAATGGTAATGCCAATAGATGAAGTATAACAAATTAAAGATATTATTAAAGCCGTATAGGGCACAATTTGATAGATCACCAAGACACATAAAGGTTATTTCTATCTTGTGTGTTGTCTGGCTGGCTTCACCGATTGACCTATTCGATATACTTTTCCCTTGGGCTGCATTTACCGATGATATATTTATTGCAGGCGTCCTGCTTAAAATGCTTTATAAACACGGCGGGTTGCCAGAAGATAAGGTTATCACCCCTATAGAGCTATTAAAAAACTTGTTTGGAAAAGATAAAGAGCATAAGCATACAGCAATGACATACGAAGAGCTTGCAATTTCAGCTAAAATATACTTAGAGCAAGTGTCAAAAGATAAACCTAAGAATATGATATAATATGATTATGGACAATAATGATATTAATTTAACAGATGAAGAGATCTCAAAGGGATATGAATCAGATAACCCAGATGAAGATAAATGGGACAACCTAGAAAAGGCTTGCTGGAGCGGATACAAGCAGGTTGGTATGAAAGATAAGGGCGGAAAGAAAGTCCCTAACTGTGTACCAGTAAAGAAGTCTCTATTTGGCACAGAAGGACCACAGAGTCTCATCCCAAGGAATAAGTAGCATGGGCATATTAGATAACCTTGAAGCCTATCTAGAGGCGGAAGAGCCAGAAAAATGTCATTACTGCACTAAAGCAGCTAAGTATAATGATTTAGCAGAAGTAGATACATGTAGATATGATGTAGTAGGCGTATGTGAATGCCATTCATTTAAAGGGTTAAGCTCATAATATAATCTAATATTGACCGAAAAGTGAAGTCGAAAAGTAGAGACCCCCTTGTCAGTACCTGACATAAATGATATACTAAATACATGTTGCAGAGTTTAGAGATACCTGATCCATTTACTGCTTTTCGTATAGCAAAATACGCAAAACAAAAATATGGTGCTAGATATGACTTCTTTAGCGGTGAATGGGATATGGAATGCGGTGCATGCCAAGAGCCATTAAACGCTCCAACTAAAAAGATATTGACTAAGATCAGGCTATATCATACTCGTAATGAATGTCTTGGTGGATACTGATGAGCGATATTGATCCTGACAGATCAATGCGTCTTAAATTAGTTATAGAAGAGATGCTTAAAGATATTGATATGAGCGGTGAAAAGTGGAATGATCGTGATAAAAACGGGATCCCGTATTGGGAAAAAGAACGGGGTGACAAATAATGTGGTCATGGGTATTAGCTATTATAGGTGTAACAGGCATATTCTTTGTTGGTCGAAAGACAATATGGGGATGGTGGGTTTTATTATTTAATGAGGCTTTGTGGATAGCATATGCCCTAATAACAAAGCAATATGGATTTATAGCCTCAGCAATAGCATATGCAGCAGTTTATATTAGATCTTACATACACTGGTCGAAAGAGCCAGTAAATGAGATTCATCTATGAACAACGAAACAATTTATATATCTATAGCAGCATGCAAAGAAGAGTTTTTAGTTCAAACAATCAAAAGCGCACTAGCTAACGCAGACAATCCAGACCTATTGTATTTTGGAATAGCCAATATGGTTATAGATCAAAAAGACTTTTTGTCAGATCCAATATTTAATCATCCCAGACTAACCTATGTAGATATAAAGCATGAGCGCCCACTAGGCACTGGTATTGGTAGGATGATGGCCTCTATTATAAATTATAGAGACCATGAGTATTTGCTGCAAGTTGACGCACACAATGTTTTTGAAAAAGGATGGGACACTACCCTAAAGCAACATTATAACGATCTGTTAAAGATTTGTGATAAGCCTATCATATCTACAAATCCTCTTAGATGGATAGATGGACCAAATAAAGAGGTATTTCTGCATAACAATTTGAGGGGTATAGCGGTAGACCCATTTGATTTTAAAACTGATGAAAATTTTGGTTCATTAAAAATACAGGTTATTTCCATAAATGCTTCCTCGTATGCAAACGCTCAAGTACCAAGCGAAGAAATGATGGATTATGCTTTTATTGAGGGTTGTCATGTGGATTGGCAAGAGGGGCAAGATTTTGTTGAGCACGGACTGATATTTGCTTCATTTATGTTTACAAAATTTGGTTTTACTCGTGAGCTGATGCATGATCCAGCAAACCCTTTCAACGGTGATCAAATTAATCTATCTTTTAGAGCGGGCACTAGAGGATACAGAATGTTCTCAATCAAGAAGTGTATAATGTGGTCTAAAGACAAGTTTAACGATGGTAAGCTTTTGTCTGACGATGACTGGAGAACTCTTGATAGAGGCAAAATTGGAAAATTTAACGAAGTTAACTCTCAATTTGATCAAACTGAAATATTTTCTGGGGAATATCTAGGATATTGGGGAGCACCAAACAAGGAATCAATTGCTGAGTATTATAATAAGATAGGGATAGATTTATCTAAATACTTTATATCAAAGAGAGAATACCTGGTTGGAAAAGGTGAGGGCGGGGGAACCAATGGATAAGTTTCAATCATCCTATGAGAAGTATGTAAATACAGAGCCATATAAGGTAGCATGTACTCAATGTAAGCAACTCTATGTTAAGCAAGATGATGACCCATTCATATGCCTTACATGCTCAGCAAAATAGCTGTAGAAATTTAAGCAATTGGGTCCTTACCCATTATATCCCCCCTCCCTTTTATCTCCCTTGTATCAGCCTCCTAGAGGCTTATTTAGTGGAGTATTGTGGAGTAAAGTGGAGAATCATACTATCAATTTAGGTCTAAATACTATCATTATAACTATCTAAACATATCTATGTAATGGAACGTTACCATATGATGGGTCATAATGTCAATAGCGCCCATATAAAGCATATTGGCCAATATTTGTCAATAGATATTCCAGGAAATTTTTTTATTTGTTCGTAAAGAGCAATTTTGGCCCATATTTATGGCAAAAAATTATGTCTAATTCTGTATAATTTGTCTCATATAATGAGATATTCTATACAGATTTTGACAGATTTTGATCAATATGCATACAAATTCCAGCGTATTTTTATATGCGTCGTAAAGAAGAAATTTGGCCCATAAGATGGGCATACAAAAATGGGACATATAGCTGGAAAGCCATATGCCCCATAGGGGAAATTATATTAGAATGAATCTAGATCCATTATGTACTTAGGGTCTCTTACTCTTGTTTCTTCAAGGGATTTAATTGTTAGGTTTCTATCCACCGCCCCGTATTTTGCCTCAATCATATCGTTGAGAGCATCAGCCAGAAGCAATCCTTCGGATGTATATCCCTTATCCCATTCTGACTTTAATCTAAGGGAATTGTATTGGATAATATATCTAACTAGTTCCATTAGCCTGTCTTGGGTGTATAAGGTATGTTCAGTTGTTAATACATTTGCCATTACGGCAGGGGAGAAGTTAGCATTGTTTAGATAGTCTGTTAGTTTTTCTGCTGCTTTGAATTCGTTCGCTTTAGCCATGAGTTCCGCCTTTCGTTTTGATTATACCATTGACCACTGACATTTGTAAATGAAGCGAGGTTCCTCCCCTTTCCCGTTTTCCCACAGAGAGGAGGAACCCCACACTTAGTTTATTACTTGACGTTCTTCTTGTCTGTGAAGACTACGCCTTCTTGTGCTGCCTTGCTGATAACGCCTAGAGCTGCAGCTGAAAAGCGGCCACGCTTGCCCACAGAAATTCCCTGGGTCTTGAGGTACTCACGAGTTGTTGTTGGTGTTGATGTCATTTGTTTGATCCTTTCTAGATCTTTGTTATATATATTATATCCGAATTTCGGCGATTTGTAAATAGGTGCCGTAAAGCAAAATTTTTGCCCGTGCCCTTAGATTATGACCGTTATGTCCGAATTGTCCATAACGGCCTAACCTATCTTTATTTAGTTGTAAGTTCTAGTTCTTCTACTTGATAAGGTTCTATCTTATCTTTACGATTGACACCCTTTTGCCATTCTTTCTTAGGTGTGGCCACTGCCTTGTACCATGCCTCATCACTGTCCTTGGCTTCTACTACAATGTAAAATTCCTGAATGATGTCGCCATATACTTTAAACTGTTTAGTCATAGTTCCACCTGTTCTATCTTGTCTTTAATTAGTTTAGCAATTATGTTATGGGCCTCGATGTTTTCTGTTTCGCTGCCACCCCACAGCAAAGCTTGGGCCTTACTAAGTTGATCGTTTAAGTACTTATCACTCATCTTCATCTTCGTCCTCCTCTTCTTCATCTTCAGGGTCTACGATGTAGTCCCTGTTTAACATCCATTCTAAAACTTCTTCTTGGTGCTGTTCTGCTCCCCATTCCAGGGAGAACCCTTGTCCAGCCTCCACAGCCTCACAGAGGTGGCCCCACATGTCATCTAGGGTGCAGTTCTGCTTGTAGGTCTCATCCTCAAATATGTTGTTAATTGTTGACCAAGTCCACAACCAAACTAATGATAGACCTAGGTCAGTGCTGTCTAGAATCTCTAAACACTTGTTTAGTTTATCTTTATCGTCAGGCTTCATTAGCAAACTCCAAATCTATTCTTGATTGAATTGCAAATGATAGTTCATATGTTAGTTGATATAGTTCGACTAGAGTATCTAGTCGTCCTTCACATTCTGTTCGGACCATAGAATCCATTGCCTCTTCAGACAACTCCTCCTGTGCTAATGCGTCCTTTAAATCTTGCTCGGCAATTAGCATTAAGTTCTTTAGTTCTCCGTGCATTATATCTAATCCGCTAACACCCGCATTAACCAAACGCTGTAGGTGCGGAGGGAGCCCAATGTCTTCTTGATTCATTATATTACCTCATAGTTCACTAGTGTTGATTCATTTAAGTTGTTTGCCCAATCAGGCTTTCCTTCTACCCAATCATATTCAATATCGATATCTCCTCCGCCTTCGGCAGGAGCACCAATTGTGATTACCAATTCTGTCCCGTCCTCAAAAAATATTTGTTCAACGGCGGAACGATAAGTAACTTCTCTAGATGATATGTTCATTAATATACCCTTTCGTTATCAATCATTATATCAGTAGCCACTGACAAAATATGTTCCATAGTATCAATGGCACCCATATAATAACTATCTGATTCGAAGTATTCATCTTCAGGAATAGGAATATTATTTCTAGCATCTTCTAAATCTTGTTCTAAACTAATCTTATGTATCTTTAGATACTCCATAAAATGTGATGACTTAGTCAAAGTAACCCTCCGCCCAAAGCCCGTCTAAAAAGTCTGCTGTCTTTTCTAATCCTTTTTCAGTCGGCAGTCCTTTAGAATCATATAGAGCCTTAGTAACAACAGCCCTCATTTCATCAAGATCATCTAATGTATAACCTAGCATTCTATTGCCTCCATATATTTAATCATAGTGTTTAATGTTATGTGAATGTGACAATCACAATCATCAGATGTGTCTCTGTCATCAAAATGGATTAAGTTGTCATCATAAATATAATCAATTAGTTCTTGGCTGGTAATCATAAGCAATACTCATCTCCTTCAATATAACCATAGTATTCATTGTATGATTGTTTTAAGTTATCAGGAGCAAATTGCATAAATCTCCACTCAGCATATGCTTCACCCTCATCTAAGTTAGATTGATTCCAATCTTCAAATAATGCTTGCTCAATATCTACTTGAATTGCTCCAAGGATATGTTCTCCTACTGTATCTGTAAATGCTTCCATTATGCTTCCGCCTTTCTATATTCGGGTACTTTAGTGTCTAAGTATATCTTATGGGTCTGACAAATTGCTACAGCCTCTAGGTCAGCATTGCCTAGCCAGTTGCAGTTGCCACAGATTTCACCGCAGTCATTGTCGCAGTATTCCATTTGGTCGGTTGCATCACAATCACGGCACATATTATCGTATTCTGATTCTGAGATAACTTCTCCACGGAGGAATTCCATTTCCCCACCCCAACCTGTTTCTTCTTCATATGATAAAGTAAATAGTAGATTGGGGTATTGTGCAGATAGTTTAGAGATAGCACCGAGAGGTCGTGACCATGCAGTGTTAAAGTTGTAATGAACTACATAGTTCTCACCGTTTTCTGCTTCTTCAATAGTTGTATCAGGATACTTATTACCCTCGGCTACAGCAACATCCCACTTGGTTCCCCACTCACGCACATTAAAGTTGTACCAGTCATTGGTCTCAAACTTCATTGCCTGAGAAAAATCGGTGGAACGAGGAGGTTGTCCATGATATACCTCATCAGTAATACCAGCATCTCTATAGTTATATATATTATGAAAAGCAAAGATAGGATTAACATACTTAGTCTGCTTGACATCATATGATAAATCACCTACTGCAGTAATAGAATAAACAAATGGCTTATTCATTTGCTTGATTAGAGATTTTACTTGCTCAGGATTACCTTCAATTGTTAATCCATTAAATACCCAATTTGGCATTTTATATCCTTTCGTTGATATGTGATAATTATACATTGGACCACTGACAAATGGAATAGAATTGGCATGTGATACATGCCACATGATTCAGCTTTGTGGTCAAGATCACACAAATTCCTGGGAAAATTAACTTGACGTCGTAAAACAAACATGCTACCCTCAAGTCTTTGCGGGCAATAGAAAACCCCCAGCTATGCTGGGGGTTATGAATATGGCTGCTGATTTCCAACGAAAGAAATAAACCGCTTTACTTAGCGCCTGGCCCTAAAGACTAATAGACGCACCATTTCATTTCCTATTAAAACCAGGACCAAAGTCCTAGTCTAATTATACCATAACTAGTCGACTGTATTTATCTACGAATGCTGCAAGGGACGAGGTAAACACTACCGTGCTCAGGTCCTCTTCATACAGTGTAAAAGTTTGATTGGACCAATCAATAACAGGCACCTTATGCTCATTATCTCCTAATTGATTAATGTAGATACCCCAGCCTGTTTTTTCAGTCCAGTCTTCTCCAATTAGATTAGATATAGCAATGCGTGTTGCATATGATTCATCCTGCCAGCGAGGCTCTGCAGCCTGCACAGCATTGGCCAACTTGGCTAGCATATTATGCCCAGCCCAGTGTCCATATAGAAATAGTACATTCTCCTTGGAATCTCTGAATCCAAAGTTTGCTCTGTCGCCCATTTTATTCCGCCGTTTCTAGTTGAGGGATTGCTTCTTCCGTTTTGTTTAATTCTATCACTTCGTATGCGACCTTGTCAAGGCCACGCTTGCTTGCGTTGTAGTGGTGACCGCAAAAGAAAAGCTCACCATCTACTAGTTTAACCATATACATTGCTTGGGCTGTGCCACATTGGTCACATGCTATCCATCTTGTTAGATCTTCCATTGTCATAGTGCTCCACCTTCAATCATCTCAGAAAGACGATCAAGGATCCAGGAATCAATGTCGTTGATATCAATCTCTGATAACTTTTCCATGATTTCATCACGGGCAAACTTATACCCATCGTCCCAACCATCTTTATAGTCTGACATAATTTCTCCTTAATAACCTGTGGTTTCGTAGTCTGATATGTAAGATTCAGTTAAGTTATACTTATCACGAATTCTACTTACTTTCTCAATACTACCAGTTCCAATGTTGAATGTCAACGGTGACATTGCTTGCGGGTCCAGCCCAATAATTTGTGCATCCCAATAGGCCATCTCCATGGATAGCCTATCAGGAGCAGTCAACTCAAAATACATTAGCAGTTCTCCCTAATGTTGCAGATTTCTTGGTCAACAACTTCAATGTTGCCATTGTGTGAATCAGCATAAAGAGCATCTTCAATTTCTGAATCTAAGTCAAAATGAGTATCCTCAAGTAGGTTGACTGAAATAGTTCCGCTAACTTCAATAGATGCAGACCATTCAATCTCTCTAATTAATTCAATCTCAAGCGCTTCTGCAATTGCTTGCAAAGTTTCTTGGTCTTCTGAATCAGCATATGCCTCTGAAATAATATCTTTAACTAAGCCAATCTTATTCTGTAAAGATGAGACTGCCTTAGAATTTGTGCGACCATTATGCAGTTCGTATTCAATGTTGCGAACTTTATCTGTAGCATATTCAGCATCCGAATAACCACGGATTACTTTGTATGTAACTAATTGGTCAGGGTTGTACTTCTCTGCATCTGATAGAGGCAGGTTTTCTACTGTCATTCCGTCCATATTGCTTCCTTCTTTCGTTTGGTTTAAGGATGTAATTGTAGCATGCTCCACTGACACTAATGTGGTCTTACGGCCACACGGGCATGTGAGTTCTGTCACACCTGATGGAAAGCCAAATCCATCAGATGATGTTAATTGGATTAAACAATCACACTCATCTGGGTCACAGACAAATGTGTACACGCTTGATACTAGTTCGTTGGTCATGTACAGAATTATACAGGACCCCACTGACATTTACAATAGATTCCAGGGAATTTAAATGTGAGTCGTAACACACTTTTTGCCCCCTTAGCTTTGAGGGCGCTTGGCGATCCATAACGGACTTGAACCGTCGGCCTCTACCGTGACAGGGTAGCGCTCTAACCAACTGAGCTAATGGACCAAGAAAAAATGTGAGCAGTTTTAAATCTTGCTCAGGATTATTTTTATTTAGAAAGCAGAAATCAATTTCTTGATTTTGTTTTTCTCAGCGGTTAGCACTGGGTCAAATCCTGATGCGCCAGCCATAAGCGTTTCAGAATTTCCACGACCTGAGCGATAGTAATCAAGGCGTTCGGTGAGAGCATTAAACGCACCCCATTTAGTTCCCTTGATGTTAGCATTAGTTGGTGAGTTATGGTAAAGGTCATCAAGTAGCACGACCTTATTCTCCCATTTAGTTAGCGCAACTTTAGCAGCATCATCAGCAGGCTTTGGATAAATTGTGTGAATTAACTTTGAGAATTCAGCATCAGTAATTGACTGAGAATAAAGTGCTTGCGCTTCCTTCTCGAATTCATCAAAGTAACCAAGAGCAAGCCCAAGAGTTTCACGAGCAACTTGAATGCGACCTTCAACAGATTGCGTATGACGAATCTTGAAAGATTGCTTAGCGTTACGCATGGCAAGATTCAATGTGTTTTGGCATACAACACGAACAGGAGTAACAGCAGCCTGAACAGCAACTGACCCGTCATGTGATGTCCATACAATTAAATAGAGTTTAGTTTCATCGTTGGCACCTTGTGGGTCAAGAACCATTGTGCGAGGAATATCAACAGTGCCGAATACAACTTTGCCCTTTTTCAATGAGCCAGCAGATTCCCAACGGCAGTCAGCGTTCGCATCATGAATAGCATCAGCGAATGCGAATAATTCTTCATTCTGTACAGGCTTGTAACGCTTGCCAACAGTGGCAAGAACATCAGTTCCCTTATTGAATGGATTGTCACGAATGACAAGAGATGCGGTAGAGACATCATTCCAAGATTCTGGAATGTGCTCAGTGATTGGAGATAGACGAACATTCCAATTTGCCAACTTTGCTTCTTCAAGCATTAGGGCGGTAGTAACTTCTTCATCTTTTGTGAAGATGCGATTTGCTAGGTTGTGCCAAGCAGGTGCGCCACGGAGAGCGAAAGCAACTTCGCCGTTTTCCATTTCTAGATTGTGAGCCATATATTTTTTACCTTTCGTTTGATTAGTCATAAGTATAACAGGTGCCACTGACATTGTCTAGGATTAGATACAATATGTCCGAATTGATCCATGTGATTAATCTCACAAAATTCCAGGGATATCCACAGGCAGTCGTAACCCTGTGGATAACCCCTTACCTTTACGGGCCAGCTGCAGGATATGCAGCTAGTGTTAGATCTTTACAGACCTAACTCATCCCTGGTTAATTGATTCTTTCGATTGAAGTTAATAACTTCGGCGGGAAGATAAAGAGCAGTTGTCTTAGTCTTCTTCAATGTATCATACACATAAGCACGAACATCACCAAAAAAGTTACGGCGATTAGAGAATGCTAATTCAGTTAAGTATTCCTTATCAACGCCTTGCTCTGAATAAATTGTTACATCATTTAACTTGTTCTCATCATAGATTTCTACTCTGAAACGATTTTTCATTTTGTTGCCTTTGTTAGTAGTTGTCCCAAAAGGGAGAGCAGTTTGGCGACATACTCAGGTCGTTGGATTATTTACAGATAACGAGCAACCGCATTGTAAGTGCTGGTATTAACAACTTCCTCATCTGTCATTTTAAGAATACGAATTGCGTTTTCCATTTCCTCTTTCATCTCATTGTATGAGTGGCGGTGGATTACTTCGTAGTCCTTCTCAGGTTCAGCAGGGAAGTTTCCTTCCTTTGTGATGATGTCAAAATCAACATTGAGAGTGTTGTTCCAGTTGCGATAGTTTGTGCGTAGGTTTTCAGCCTTTGAGAAGTTAGCAATAGCCCACTTTCCAATTTCCTTTTTCCACGCTTCTACCTGCTTGTTATACTTTGCTTCGTTTGCTTCTTGTGATGCGAAGTCTTTATTTAGTTGTGCCAACTTTGTTTCCAAAGCCTTGATTACTCGCTGAGTTGGGATTTTCACCGAGATTGCTTTTCCTCTAGCCATTTGTTTCCTTCTTTCGTTGTGGGTTGGGTTGATGAAGTAATTATAGCAGGGAGGTCTGACATTTCTGCGACCCCCCTGCCTTTAGATTATACGCCTAGTAGTGTTTGAGCGGATACGGAAGTCCAACGAGTTTCCTTGTTTGGCATTTCCAATAGCACACGCACCGAGCCAGATGTTTGTGGGTGGATTTCTTTAATCACACCTGTTTTCTTTGACTTAAGGGTAGTGAATAAATCGCCTACCTGATACAACTTGTCGTTGATTGTCA